CCCCCAGCCACCCAAGAAGATAAACATCGAAATGTCTCTTCTTAAGCAACTAGACGACCACATCGCTACATTTCTCAAAGAACTCGAGAAAGCAACAAATGTGATCTTTGCCACATCGCACTCTTTGGAAGCAGAGTGCGGAATCCTACCGGGGGTCCCAACCGACGATAACGTCGTGTTGGTGGTAGGGTTGAAGTCCTTCAATGCTCCCTCTTCTCTACTACGCGAGTGTTCTCGATTCGTGATAGAGGTCCAGACTAAGCTGGAGAAGAGCAAGGTCAAAAAGACTTGGTCAACTCAATGTCGTGAGCGCGTTAACGCGCTAACGATATCGGTATTGGATTCCGTTTATGTTGTCATGGGTCGGTGCCCCACAGTTATCATGTTAGAAAAATTCATGGTAACTTATTATCTGTTGGCTTTGATGGATGAGATGGAAGCAGTTTATAAATTTCAAACTGCTTATCTTGTTTGTCAGTTGACGGGTAGTGAGTTGCCACCAGTTAAGAAACTGTGGTTTAAAGGTCACCTACCGGGCGTGATTTTAGGGGGTTGGGTTCGGAGATTTCTATTTTCGAGAGTGAATCTTAACATGCGCAGCAAGATACAGCTGGCATTTTCACTTCTGGACGCCAAACGTGGTGCAGACCCAATTTCGATATTCCTTCAAGAGAAGGCTTTGTTCGATCACGCGGATAATATGGAAGGAAAGGGCTATTCGTTCAGTAATGATGAGACCATCAGGCCACCCCTGTTAAAGGAGGACCATGTGGCTAATGGATGGGGAACGAGAACTACCAAATTGGAACATATAAAGAGGACCACTGCAAATATCATGAAAAAGGTATATAAGCAGAATTGGGACAGGTTCCAAGAACTGACACGCGAGTGGCGGCTCCCGAGTCGGAATTCGTGCTATGAAGCACCGAAGTCCGGCTCAGGTCCACTTGCCCGTATCACTCTCGATATGACGATGTCAGCTGATTCTTACCCGGAACACATTTCTATGTGTCCCAAGGCAGGCGTTCACCGTGCGACTTTGGTCGCGGAGGACGGTCAAAGGGTACCGATCTATGGTAGTAGGTTCAGAATGCAGGATTTAATTGATTACACACGTATGAGAACAGGGCTAGCTTGTAAAGCTGGACCCCTCAAAGCGCATGTACATAAAATTCTTGAACCTTTCAAAGTTAGAACGATAACGTCATCGAATTGCTACGTATATACTACGGCACGATGCATACAGCCAGCTCTTCATAGACTTTTATCTGAAGAGCCCGTCTTTGAATTAATAGGACACCCCGAAGATGTCGAAACAATTAACCGTCACTATCGCTTCAGCGTTCTCTATAAAAGGGAATACTGGGAGGGTTTAAGTGACGTCGACAAGCAGGGTAAGTTTACTTACTTTGTTGCAGGGGATTACAAGAATGCTACTGATTGCATGCATCCTGATCTTCCAAGGTCTTTTATAGCGAACTTAGGTTTGTTTGGCTTGGATAAGTTTTGGGTGAGTGTGTTAGAGGCAACATTAGGTGGTCATATTATGAAGTACTCCTTTGATAAGGGTGTTGATGGTGAAAGGATTGCAGAGATGAGAAAAGGGATATTACAACTCTGGGGACAGCTGATGGGTTCTCCCACTAGCTTCCCGGTGTTGTGTGTAATAAATCTCGCTCTCTTTTGGGCGGCGTGTGAGGCGTATGAGGATCGACAACTAAGTTGGGATTACATAATGAATGTATATCGCCCGTTAATAAACGGGGACGATATTTCGTTTTTGAGTAACCCAGATCATTATCGATGTTGGTCAAATTATGCTTCGTGCGCTGGCATGACTCCATCCCCTGGTAAGAACTATACTACCCATTTATTTGTTAATATAAATTCTACTAACGTTTGGGCGCAGCATGTCGATCTCGGCGACGCATATTTGTGCGTCGGGTTCGATCTTTTATTCAAATGTAATGCTGGTCTAATTAAAGGTAAGGGTAAGGTTCAAGGAGATACAAGAGACGTTGATGGTGTTGATACACTACAAAGTGCTGTAGCGCAGGTGAATGTATGTTTACGTGGTGCAAGTGAGGAGGAGAAACAACGTGTTTATGAGGTCTTTCTACATCGTATGAAAGATAGACTTCTTCTATCAAAACGACCCTGGAATTTACCGGTCGCCATGGGAGGACTGGGGTTGCCACGTAAGTGGTTTCCTCAGGAACCTTCCAAGCGGCAAGTATGGGTCGCCTATAAGCAATTACACACTTATAAAGATCTAAGTGATAGAACCTGTAGAAACAGAGTTCAGGAACTGATTAATTCGAATGTAAAATTGTTTACATCAGATATTGAGTGTGTCAAGGAGTCAATTGTCCTCGGTCCCGATTCGTCGGATCCCGATTACATGATTCCTGATATCAGTAGTTATGCTTTTGATATAGGTTGGAGTAGGAGAAGTAATGAGTCTATGTGTGTTTGGAAAGACGGTCCCCTGAAAGGGCAGGACCGCTGGACTGAGTTTGATTATGATCAAGAGGATGCACGAGATGATACTACGTTGTTTAATGGTCGTGGTGGTTCCCTAGGGGGCCATTTCGATATGATACCTCCGGAGAGGCGTTACGAGAGAGCTCTAGCGCGGGCAAAGGCCCCGCTACCAATACAATTGAGATATGTATACACTAATCGTTTTGATGACGATGTCCTCATTAATAAATTTTGTAAGGGACATGTACAGACGATGCTTGACGGAATGAAGGATTACTTTAGAGAAAGTGCTCAACGTCAGGTCTTTGAAAGTGGTGTATTAAGGAATGATATTCCAGGTTTGGTTAATGTTAAGAAACATCAAACAAAGGTGAAGTGGACAATAGAAAGTCCACCCTACCTGGAGTGTCATTGACCGCCAATGGGTGGGGTCAGAGGGAATACCAATATTAGAAACATGGTATCCTCTACCCTGGCGCGTCGGGTTTTGCAGTGAAGTGCGATCTGCAATGTATCGGAGCTAGAAGGAGTTCTTGGTACAAACTGTCTGCGTAAGATGGTTGACTCGGTGTGCGTCCCTGAACTGGTTCGTTCAGAAAGGTCGGAGATGAGTCTGGTTAAAATTCTATGATCAGAAAATTAAGCCTCCCCGGCC